TTTAAATATTGATAATAACGCGAAAACTGTAAAAGGTCAAAAATATGGTTATATGACGGCGGTCTTATATCTTGCCCCTAGTAATGAAAGCGGTTTCAATGTTTGCCCTATGGCTTCGCAAGGTTGTAAAAAAGCGTGTCTATATACATCTGGGCATGGTGCTTTTTCTAATGTGCAACAGGGCAGAATAAATAAAACACGTTGGTATATTCAAGAACGCGACACTTTTCTTGATAAGATTAGAAAAGAAATAGACGCGTTTATTGCCAAGGCGAAAAAAAGAAATCTAATTCCTTGTATTCGTTTAAATGGAACTAGCGACATATCTTGGGAAAAAACAGGCTTGATCGAGGAATATAAAAGTATTCAATGGTATGACTACACAAAAATTTATAAAAGGGCGTTATCTTATGTTAATGGCGAGTTGCCTAGCAATTATCATTTAACTTATTCATTGAATGAAGATAATAGAAAAAACGCATTTGATATATTAGATCGCGGTGGTAATATTTCCGCAGTATTCAGAAAATCACTTCCAAAAAAATACAATGGTTTCAAAGTTGTAAATGCTGACGATAGCGATTTGCGTTTTCTTGACGGCGATAATATTATCGCAGGACTTTTGGCAAAGGGAAAAGCCAAGAATGATTATTCTGGTTTCGTGCTTGACAGTTAATTTGTCCCATGTTAATAGGACTATAACAGAAAGGAACTTATATGAACAAAGATGATATAAGACTAAATAAGGCTAAACGCGACGCAATTAAAAAAGCGTGGCGTGATACTACATTAAAAACACCGACGCAAAAAGACGAGTTGCTTAATGACGCTGTAAGTAAATTTAGAGAACTAGAGCAATCAGTTTGGGATAATGTAATTAATCCTGTTGTAACCCAAAACTTTCCGCAAGATGATATGCAAATTTTAAAAAAGTATTCTCGCGGTGGTTATAGTGGTAGTTTCGCTCAATATGATAATTGCTTTTATTTTAAACCTAGTTTTGAAGATCGACAAGAAACGCAATTTTGTTGGAATTATAATCGTGATGATATGACAGCATTATATTATAATAATTTGATGAGCGTGGGCGTTAATCCTAACTTGTATTATGAATATGAAAGCAAAGACAACAATCCGCATTTTTATAAAAATGAGCAAGATTTAAAAGACGCTGTTGATAATTTAAAGGTTGCTAAATATACAGGCAATAAATCTTATAATAGTTATCACGACGACGATATAAATGAAAGCGACATTGGTAATCTTGGCGGTCATTATTTGTTAGTGCCTAGCGGTAGTTGTCATAGTCGCGTAATGATGATTCATAATCAAGATGATTGGCAACAGTTAAGATCATTTAATAGATCAAAAACTAATATGCAAAATGCACAAAAAGATATTTTCAAAGAGAAAATACAATTAATCAATGATATGAACGCAGTTGTTGATCAAGCTAAATTTTTGAATGAGGTTAAAAGTTATTGGATTGACATAGATCAATGTGTAAATTTTGACGCTGACGAAATAGGGACAGCAGTTTCATTAATATCTGATGACACAAAACAAAGATTGCTTGATAGTGCTAAATTAAGACAAGCACAGCGTGATATTGTGGCGGTTGTGAAAACACCAAAACAGAAAGTTGACGCATGAGCGATATTCCTGTTTGTCAGAATTGTGGCAAAAAATTATATAAACAATATGGCAGTCGCGGTTTACTCGCGACGCCAAACCAACGATATTCTTACAAGGGATTTAAAACACAAGAAGAACGCGATAATTTTGAACGCGACGAAATGCCAGAAAACGCTTATAATATAGATAGGAATAGTTGGCATGAACACAGTTTTAATATAAGTTATCACACACCCCAACAACCTCGCGACGGACTTTTTCACAGTCAGATTTGTTTTTATCAATGGCATGAAAACCACCGCGACGAAATTGAACGCCTCATCAAAGACATGGGCGAGTGGAAAAATCCAAATTGACAGTTAAACCAGAATCAAACTTTGGGCGTCAGATTATGAAAAATATATCTCACGCCCAATGGACTAGGATAGAAAATCGTCATGGTGGCGGAGTTCCTGATCTATATGGGATATATGGCGGTCAAGCAATTTGGCTTGAATTAAAATGTATTAAACAAAATTCAATCAGCTTATCGCCTTTGCAAATCTCATGGAATTACAACAATTTTCGACATGGTGGGAAAAATTATTATATTGTCCAAGATACGAGATCAAAGGTCATCAAATTATACAGCGGTGATAAAGGTCGCGAATTAGCCAAACAAGGTTTTAATTATGAAAAAAGTATCGCGGTCATAGATCCGCCGACAGATTGGCAGATATTAAATAATTTTTTATTCTCTTGACGCGTGTTTCGTGTTCCTATATTAATGGGACTATAAGAAAGGAGTTATATTTATGATTAGTTTCACTTATGAAGATAATATCGCAGTAAATTGGGACGGCGATAAAACCTTCAATATAACGCGTGATAGAGTTATCATTGATAGTTTCGTGGAACAAGAAACGCCGACGTTGAAAAAAGCTAACATAATCGCGGACGAGTATATTCAAGAATCGTTGCAAGACGAAGTGCTTCGCGACGCTGATGAAATGCAAGATCAAGATGACTTTTAAAATGTCCGAGTTAGTTATTTCGACCGCGAAAAAAAACGGCGACTTGCCCAAGAAACAAGATTATAAATTTATTAAATTATTTGACGCTCTCAAAAATACGAGCGTCATAGAAAATTATAACAATCAATTTAAAAAAGAGTTTGGCGTTCCAAGTATCTTTGACCGCGAAACAAAGAATATAAAATAAGCGTTAGAGCTTAACATATTCTTGAACAGCCCCCTTTAATCTGGGGGCTTTTTTCTTGGTCATTGTGCCATGGTCATATTATCCCAACTTATCCACATTATCCCATTGACATTTTATCAAGTGGTGCTATAATCGAGCGATAATTTCGATTCTATCGACGCTCGATTATAGCACCAAGTTTCTTTTTCTCACTATCATATAACTGTTGCATTATCCCATAAATATGGTATTAAAATATCAGCATGGCAGAAAGTAGAATATAATATGTCTCATGAAGTTGAAACAATGGCTTGGGCAAATGAAGTGCCTTGGCATAGATTAGGGCGTGAAGTTGGAAACGACGCAACCCCCGATCAAATTTTACGTGTTGCCGATCTTGACTGGAATGTACAAATGAAACCAGTTGAATGGAAAAATGCGGATGGTGGTTATCAACAATCTGATAAGTACTTTTCTTTAGTGCGTGATGCACATACTAGAATTGATGGTGAACAAATCCAAGAACAAGTTCTTGCTAGTGGTCTAACAGATCAATATATACCAATTCAAAATTCTAGAATTGCAAACTTTTTTGATGAGTATATCAAGAATGGTGTTGCAACTATGGAAACCGCAATGTCTTTATTCAATGGTAGAATTGTTATTCTAGTTGCTAAGACTAATGAAAACTTTGAACTTGCTGGAGGTGATAAGATAGAACAATATTTATATTGTGCTAGTTATCACACTGGACGCGATCAAGTAAAAATACGATCTTCAAATACTAGGGTTGTATGTAATAATACTTTTAGTGCATCGCTTAGAGAAAATTCAACTATTCAAGGTTTAATTAGTCATAGGTACGATTTCACTAATTCAATAGAGCAACAAGTAAAACATGATCTTGGTATCTCTGTTGAGCAAATGAAAGAGTTCAAAGAAAAGACTGAGTTCTTAGCTACTAAAAAATTAAAAGAGAAAGATTTACTCAATTATCTTTTAGTTGTTTATCAACCAGAACTATTGAAAGAAAAAGATTTTAATATTTCTAAGTTGATGACTGATGGCTATGAGTTCAAACCTAGTATGAATGTTAATAGAGCTTATGGTGCTTACCATGATACATTTGAACAAAATGGTAAAACCTATAAACTTAAAAATACAGGTAATGACATGAAATCATGTTTTGATGATACATGGTGGAAAGCATTTAATTCTGTTACATACAATGAAGACCACTTACGTGGTGGTTCTAGTCGTGATGAGTTCAGAACTAAAAGAGCATTACTTGAAAACAATTCTATAAAAACTAACGCGTTAAATGTCGCGTTGGAATTAGCTAACGCTTAATAAGTAAGCGGTCATAAAAATTTAAACCTATCACTTGCCATGCTGTGATAGGTTTTTTTATATCCCATACCACCAGGATTTTTTAGGATATCATTTTCTGAACGTGGTGATAAAATCGAGAGCCGAGCAAAGCGAGACTTAGTCTCTCGATTTTATCACCAACTGTTGATTTGTCAATAGCATTATCTCATTTACTTGGGATAACTTTTACTATAATGTGGTAGTGATGAAAATAACAAGAGATCCAACCAATAACAAAGTTTGTACAATGTGCAAAACTGAAAAGTCTTTTACTGAATTTGGTGGTAAAAAAGATGGCTGGGTAGATTTACAGGGAGATACTCATAAGTGGCATTGCAGGGCTTGTGATGTAAAGTACAACGCAGAACTACATATGAAAAATCCTCATGACAGATTATTTCACTTAGCAAGAAGAAGAGCTGAAAAAAAGAATATGGAGTTCTTACTTACTAAAGAAATTGTAAAAGCAAAGTTTCCAAAAGATAATTTATGTCCTGTTCTTAAAGAGCCTTTTAAATTTGGAATTGAGAACAAAGATTACAATCCTACTATTGATCGTATTGATAATACAAAGGGGTATACTCCAGCGAATATTATTATCGTATCTCATGTAGTGAATAGTATAAAAAGAGATTGTACAGATTTTTCTATTTTCCAAAAGATTGCTGACTTTTATACCAATTAGAAATTGACCCGCACTTCATTAATCTACTACGTAGATTAATGAAGTGGCTTCACAATGTCAATAGGTTTATCCTATTTATATGGGATATTTCATGTATAAAGTTATCCACAGTTTATTTTCCTCGCGTTCATATTATTCTTTACAGATCCCATCTAATCCTATACTGTAATAATTAGAAAGGAGAACAGCTTATGTATCATGTACTTAAAAGAGTTGATTATGGTGAAAGAACTTTTTCTATCTACCATGAGTCTACAACTCATACGCTTGAGGAAGCTCAAAAGATTCTTGATGAATGTAATAAACTTGCTTCCAATCGTCCTAACGACGATACTAGCGATATTACTGATAGTTATATTCTTGCTAAAGATTATCCAACTATCTTTACTCAAAAACGATTAAAGAAATAGTTTGCTTCCTCCGCAAAACGCTAGGGCGATTATCGCCCTAGCATACAACCACCTCCCACCTACCCTAGCCTCCCTAAATGCCAGACAAGCTACACTTTTTTTCTGCTACGATGCATGTTTCTCTGACACGCATACCCCTAAATTTGTACAAATGAAAATATTGATTATCCCATAAAAATATTATATAAAAATTTTCATAATGGTTTCTCAAACTGAAGTTCAGCTTCAAGAACAACTAATTCAAGAACATTTGAAAAAACTAGATTCTGCGGAAAAAAGTTTCATACCTTTTGTCAGACATGTTTGGCCAGATTTTATCTCTGGATATCATCACAAAAAAATTGCAAAAAAATTTGAGGACATACGGGATGGTAAAATCAAACGTTTGATTGTAAATATGCCACCTAGACATACAAAGTCAGAGTTTGCTTCTTTCTTGTTTCCGTCTTGGCTCGTGGGCAATAAACCTACACTCAAGATAATTCAAACAACACACAATACAGAACTTGCGGTAAGGTTTGGACGTAAGATGAAGAACCTTATTGACAGTCAAGTCTATCAACAAGTCTTTGATGAAGTCTCGATATCCGCGGACAGTAAAGCAGCGGGACGTTGGGAA